CATCTCCCAAGTCAGCACCTCCCAAGTCAGCACCTCTCAAGTCAGCACCTCTCAAGTGAGCGCCTCTCAAGTCAGCACCTCTCAAGTCAGCACCTCCCAAGTCAGCACCTCTCAAGTCAGCACCTCTCAAGTCAGCACCTCTCAAGTCAGCACCTCTCAAGTGAGCACCTCCCAAGTAAGCATCTCCCAAGTCAGCACCTCCCAAGTAAGCATCTCCCAAGTAAGCACCTCCCAAGTCAGCACCTCTCAAGTAAGCATCTCCCAAGTAAGCACCTCCCAAGTCAGCACCTCCCAAGTGAGCACCTCCCAAGTGAGCACCTCCCAAGTAAGCACCTCCCAAGTCAGCATCTCTCAAGTAAGCACCTCTGTTTTTCTCAAGACAATCCTTTATATCGTTATAATCTCCTGAGATGATAGCATTCCCCTTAAGCCTATTTGTGATTTCTATTTTCATTTTCTTACCTCCTATTTTAATTTTACCACTATTATTTGGGAATGTCAAGTCCTCCTTTACCTTACCCCCGCATATATGTGGCTTACCAGTCCGAGCAAATTCTACCCGTGTATTAGCTCCGCAGGTAGCACACTTGGCTAGATTGATTTCACCCCTCTCACCTCCGTAAAAGATCGTTTTGTTTTACACGGACAGATAGTTTGTTTTTCTTTTGGCGTAAGCCAATGTTGACCGACAAAGGTATAACCATACTCTAAATATAAACCTTCATCCTGAAGTTCCTTCTCAACTCGTTGTGCCTCATGTAATGCCCTTAATTCGGTAGTAGTTTCAAATTCCTTTCCACCTATACAAGGAAAGCAATCAGTAAAAGGATAACTATGCGAGGCACAGCAAGAATACCCTGCCCATTTTCTTTTGTCTTCCTTAACAACTGCGAGAAAATTATCGGCTGACATCATCTTACCTCCTATTTTAATTTTACCACTATTATTTGGGATTGTCAAGGTTTTCTAAAGTAGTTCCAGAGTAATATCTGGAATATCTTGTTTGTTTGCCTCATCCCAAGCCCATAAACGGGCTACTCTGTCCGAGCCTTTGTTAAATGCCTCCCGTTCTATTGCCAGTCTAGCCTGTTTGTTTACCATCTGTATTCTCTCCGTGTCCAAAATTATTGTAGCAGTTACCTTGATTTTCACTTTATCCTCCTTAATTCGTATATCATAGTCCTTGCTTCTTGCCTTGTCATAATCCTCTGCTCTAGCTCTTCTCTAATATGCTTTACTACGCACAATCTAGTTATGGCTCTTTTCTGTCTGGCGGTGGCTGGCTCGTTCCACATTTAGCCCCCCTACAGCTATGCCCAGTAAATAGTTTATCCCTACTAAATACCTCCCTTTCAACATCAACATCTACGCCACAATGAGGACAGATATTAGGCTTCATTTGCCCTCCGCCTTAGCTAGAGCTTTACCTGCCAACTTGTTTACCTTGTCTATGTCATATATTGTTCTTACGGGTCTATCTTGTTGACATTCTTCATAAGCCCTAGTCCCCTCTACCTTTATAGCCTTCAGTGCCTCATACATAGCTGGAGCGGATATATGTAACGGGCAATAGACAATCTCAACCTGATGTGTCTCCTTGTCTATTAGTTCAATATGGCAGTTACATTCAGCCATTTCCCTTTTAGTATAATTCATTAGAATTATTCTTCCCTCCCTTCCTTTATTATTTTTACTTCCTTTTTATCTCTCAGGAATATGCCACTGGTAACACTATCAGTAAGATACGTGCTACCATCCCACGGCCTTATCATCTCAATAGGCATATCACGACAGACATACTTGCCAGATATAGTCTCGTCTATAATCTGGATTTTGTGGGTAGCACCACCTGTCCAATCAGAAATCAAGCCTGTCTTCATTTTATTCCCCTATCTATCAAAGTTTTACATTCCTTGATGGTATTAGCTCTAGCTACTGTCCAAGGTGCGTTTAGTGATTCATTGGCGAGCTTAGGGAATCGCTCAGTAAATGCCTTTTCGCTCAGGAACTGCCACCGGTCTTTTACCCAATCCCCCCGATACCAGATACCGCCATGCTCAGTTACTGCTACCATATATTCCGTCTCGCCTTCTGCTACTCTGCCAATAATAAGCCCCTTGAAAAACTTGCCTTCTTTGTTTTGAATTGTTGTAAGTTCTGCTGTATATTTAGGGCTGACCAAAATTCTCATTTTATTCCATCCCTGTTTATTTACTACCAGACGCCTTGCGGCGTTTCGGGCTTATCTCGGAGTAGCAATTTACCCGTGTTGTCGCTACGGGTTATGTCGTCAAATAGTTTAGCGACCTTCTTTTTAAGCTCTGTTGCTTTTGACTGTGCCTCAATAATAGCTTGGCAGCGATATGTTTCGTCAAAGAGTTTTAATCCTTCTTTGTGGGGTTCAAATACAGAGTGAGCATAGGTTAATCCTCTCACTTGATAATCCCCTTCATGCCCTCCTATTTGGACAAGGCTATGTTTACCCATTGGCTCCATTGGTTCTGGACAGTGTATCATTTTATGCTCGCATCCCCAGCCGATATAATAGCCAGTATCCTTGACTTCACCGATTAACTCCCATTTAGCCATTTTTATACCTCCTTAGCGTGCTAGTTATCTAGTCACGACTTACGGCTTATCTCTTGGAGTTCAAAATCCAGTATGCTAATTCCGATAAGCACCCCTAGCTCGTCAACCTCACTACATCCGGCATTTGATAGGTGGCAATGAGGACACTCAAAGGTCTCATTGTTGTATTGCTCATCCTCGGTGATAGTAAAGGTTTGCTTACAATAGGGGCATAACATCCATAGTTCATCCGGCATTTTTCTCCTCTCCTTATTATATTAGCGGGTAGAACTACTACCCTCTCCAATATTGGCAATCTTGGCACTTTGCAAGTCTGGCTTTTTGGCGTGGTAGAAAACAAATATTGTCTCTCTTCTCTATATCGTTTGCTATACAGCCATATTGGCTTTTAGCCATTTCACCTAATATATCGTTAGCTAACTTAATGGCTTTAACTGCCGTGCTCTGTTTCATTATCTCTATCCCCCTTTACTCTTATTCTAGGTCAAGAGTTACGCTTACCCGATAGTGTCTAGGCGGGAGCTATGTTTTATTTACTCTGTGCTTAGCTTAGTATCAAGGCACTAATTAGGCGGGTAGTCTGGTCTAACTTATTACTAATCGGAGCAATGCGGAGTGTTAATCTATCCCTTTTCCCAATGAGTGTTTTGTAATCACCTGAGAGCTTGCTCTGAGTGTAAAGATGTTTTTCTGCTTCCTGGCGATTAGTTCCACAGTTTCTTTGACCATGCCCGCCATCAAGATAATGATAGACTGAGTAGGTGCCGTTCTCCTCAACAAGATGAAGGACAAATCTCCCCGGGATAATTGTTACCGTCTCCAATATGTTCCCTTTAGGTGTTTGCACTATGTATTCTCCTTTGTTCCCGCCCAGAGTCTATCGGGTAAACCTTTACGCTTTTCTGTATGGTGAAGCGTTAAGCCCGCTAGTGAAGGATATTCTATTGTTAAGGTGCTATTCTGGTTGCGGGAGCGCCCCCGCTATAAATCAAGTTTAGCTCATTCAAATCGTATCCATTACGGATGGCCCTTGCCACGCTTCACGGGCTTTGCGGTTTTTAGATGACCGCTCAGTGGGGGAGCTTCACTTTAACATCGGGTCTTTGTTTTTAGACGCTACTCCATTCGTCTTCAGCCTTAGTAGAATTAGCCTAGTTTGATTAAGTTGTTAACTGCTACTGTATTACGAGTCGCTCAACCTTTGGGCTAGGCCCTCCAAGATTTATTATGCCAGCACTTCCTTTAATCTCAGAGTTTATTCTGCTAATCGTTTATTAAGGTGCGGGGAGCGGCTTGCCTTGCTGTCCAGCTTGGTCATACCGCTTGTGTTGTCTATTCCCTAACGGCTGCCCTAGCTTATCACTTCTAGGGCAGGTTGTCAAGGCTTATAGCTATATTGGCTCTAATCCTCGGTTGGCACGCTCCCCGTTCATTCCAAATTTGGCAAAACTATCCAGCCATTTTGGCGAGCAAGTGGGACAGACTCCCGTCCCTTCAGATAGTGGATATGGATAGACTGTCATCTGCCCGTTACACTTAGAGCAAGTCATCTGCATTGGTCTAAGTGCCTCATCAAGAGTCATACGATTGCTTTGTGTCCTTGTGGTCATTCCCCTTACCTCCTTCTTTTTTACTCTCATAATCACAATATCATAGCTAAAATCGCTTGTCAAGCGCTGGTTCGCATTTAGTTTGGCTTTTTACACGGTAGCGGTAGCACTTTTGAGGCTAATAAAAATAGTTTGTGCCTAAACTTTATGTCTAATTAAGAGGTGATACGATTGTAGTTGTTATAGTTGTTTAATTACCTACTCTTGAATTGTGGTATAATAGATACAAGGAGGGAATATGAGTAAATTGAATTGGTGCGATTACATAGGGAAAGCGGTGTCTATTCTGATAACAGGAAAGGATGACAAGACTGAGAATTATATGGGCATAATTGAGACTATCACCGATGATGGCTTTATAATCCTTGACCCAAACAATCCTAACTTCACGATAGGTAAAATCATCTTCAAGACTGACCTGGTGAAGAGTATATGGGTTTATAAGTAAGAAAGAAAGAGAAAGAAACATTCCCCCCCATACCCCCCTATAAAGAAAGAGAAAGAAAGAATTATAACTAATACTTATAAGAGAACCTACTCTTATTATAGAGTATCTTTGTTAGTAAGGGTATAATACCGGGACACCTTCTCTTCAAGATATGCTATAATAGACTTATGGATGCTGAAAAGGAGAAGAGACGTCTTAACCGGCTGATGGTCGCTAATAAGAGAAACATTGAAGGATATATCAAGGTTGAAGAGGCCGTCCGGCTAACCCCTATCAGTGAGCCACTACCTTCATGGATAACCACCGATAACCTGCCCTATCTCTTGCTATCATCCTTAAGCAATTCTAAGAGAGACTATGACGATGACTTCACCCCCCTAGATTCACTAAACCAACCTGATTGATTGTGTCGTGGTATAATGAGTATAGACTGCTCAATATAGTGGGGATACTGTGAATATAAAGAATAAACAGAGGGTGATATACAGAGAGCGGTAGTTGGTGAGAAGACCGTAAGCCCCTATCATATCCCCACTATGTATTAGATGTATTGCGTAATTGCGTAATTGCGTAAGTGAGGAACTTTGTTAAACACTACTTCTTACCTGACATTGTATACTAAAATGGTATACAATATGATAACAGGCAGGCATCCACACTCAATAGTATGTTATGTTAATGAGTTATGTTAAGATAACAGGCATTCGTGCCTAGATAGGTTAACATAATAGTTATAGTGCGAAGCTGGGGGCTAGTTTATAGGTAGTGCTAGATACGAAGGGATTAAAGCAAGGAAAAGGCTTTGATATAATAGTTTAGTCTAAAAACCCCCATGAAACAAAAGGCATATTAGCTATAAGGTGAGTGAAACAGATATGATAGAAAGACCGTCAAGGGCGGGGTATCTCAGGGATTGGAGAAATAAAAAGAAACTTGAGGTGCTCGAGAAAAAGAATAGACCTGATGGTGATTGGAACGAGTTTCTGGAGCATGTTAGGGTAGAGGCATTAAAGGCAGATGCCCCTGCTGCGGTAATGGGGATATACAAAGAGATGTTAAAATTAAGTAAAGAGATGAGGAAAGGCAGTCAGATGGGGGCGGATGAATTAGCTAAGCGGAATATAGAAGCAGAGAGGCAACTCAAAGAAGGCGGTTACATTGCAGAACCTTGACATTGATATAGAGTGGCGTAAATGTCGGTTATCTCTACTCTACTATTTAAGCCATTATGTATGGATACAGGATAGGATACGGCAAGAGATAGTCAAGTGGGAGCCGTGGGAGCATCTTTGCCAGTTAGTAAAGTTAGTTCAGGACTGGCATGACCAACCTGTTCCGAGGCGACCCTTATTCGTTATAATTTATAAAAGTCGTCAAGTAGGGACATCAACGACGTTATCGGGGATAGCTAATTGGTTAGTCAGTTTTTTTGAAAGTTCAAAAGTAATAGAGCAATCGGAGAATGAAAGGGTAGCCATAGAGATGTTAGAGCGGTCTTACTTTATAAATAAGCATCACCCATCCTTTCTCCAGCTTGAGTATTATCCTAATCAAAATGATTTAATTGGAGTTCCAGCGACTAATGGTAAAATTATAACATTACCCTCAACAGAAGATGCTGGCAGGTCAACAGATGCCACTATGGTTATTTGTGATGAATGGGAAAATCACCGCAATGCTAGGGATGGGTTTGCTGCCGTTAAACCAGCAATGGCAAAAGGGGGATTATTTATTGGTGCTTCCACTATAAATAAAAACGATTTAGAGAGTTTCCCACATGAGGTATGGAGAGATGCAAAGCAGGGTAAGAATGGATTTGTCCCTTTATTCTGGGGTTATTTTGTAGTGCCTGGTCGTAATGAGGAAACCTACCAATTAGATACTATGGGATTAGCAGATTGGAGAAGGGAAGGTGAATATCCTCGTAATGAAAAGGAGGCTTTGTCTGCTCCGAAGACAACTGGGTATTTCAATCATGATATACTAGAGAAAATGCTTAACGAATGCCGAGACCCAGTAGAAATTCGTTATGGTGGGTTAGTGAAGATTTATAATCAACCTATTGCCACTCGTAAGTTTGTTATGGCCGTTGACCCCTCAGAAGGACGTGATGACCCTTCAGTCGGGATAGTAATGGATGCTCAGACTGAGGAAGATGTTGCTTGTTTTCATGGCAAAATTTCATTGGAAGAGCAGGCTAAGTTTGCCTTAGAGTTGTATAAATATTATAACGAGCCGTTGTTATCTGTTGAAAGGAATGCCTCTGGATTGACACTGATAGAGAAGTTAAAAAATCTTGGAGTAAATAAACTAAATTGGTATTACTCAGACAAGGAGTTAAAGAAAGAAGGTTGGTATACTGCTAGTCGTGGTATTAGCCGAGATGTTATGTTAAATGAGTTAGCTGAGGAAGTTCATTTAAGGCGAAAAAGAATTCCAATAAAAGAATGTGTGTTGGAATTCTTTGACTTTGCCTGGGTAGATGGAAGACCACAGGCGGTGCGGGGCGGACATGATGATTGGGTAATGTGTGAAGCACAATTAGGGCAGATTGCTAAGAATTTACCAACAGGTGGTATAAAGTTCAGTAGTTTTACTAAGTATCCAATAAGGAGACAAAGATGACTGAAGAAGGAATACTAGACCGTATTAAAGATGTTAAAACTAATTTTGTAGATAATTTATACAATTCAGTCCGCACCGAACAAGGAATAGACCAGACCTATATTGACGATAGTTTTCCAGTGCCTGAAATTCACGAGCCACACCATATTTATCGGGCTGGATTAGGAGTTAGAATAGTTGATGCTCCTGCCGAACAGATTGTTACTTCTAATCCACAGGTCTTCTTTCACCCTCGTTCTACTAATAAACAGGCAAGTGAAAGTGCTTTGAAGCTAAGTGAATTGGTTAATAAACACTGGCTACCAATTATACAAAAACAGAATCCCAATGTTTTTAGGGAGTTTGTTAAGGCTCAACTGGGTAGGGGTGAGGCTTTCTTTAAGGTAGTTCATAACGAGACTTGGGTTACTGGTGATAAAATAAAAGAAGGTTTACCAGTTCGTTTTATAGTTTTAGACCCAATGGTTATTTATGCTTCACCAGAAGAGGATGATGAGGGTATACCCAATCAAGTAGTGGTTTCCTATCAAGTCAAACAAACAAAGGATTTAATTGTAAAATATCCTATTTTGAAAGATAGGACTTCTACAAAAGATATGGTGGATTGGTGGGAGTATTATGATTCCAAAAATCGTTACATAGAGGCTGACGGTTTGCCGATTACTCAAGATGGGTTACAGCCTAATATCTATGGCGTTACACCCTTTGTGCGTAAGTATTCAGGTTTTGGTCGGCGTTCTCCTAGTGGTGAGTTATCCAATCTAATTGTAAGTGATATAAGACGGTCAAGGGATTTAATTCGTGAAGAATGTGCTATGCGTTCTAATATGGCAAGTATCTTGTTTCTCTTTGCCCATAAATCCAAAACGTTAATAACTTCAGGTCAAATTGATGTTGCCAAGATGCAAGAAGAAGTCCAGTGGGGAGAATATGTTTGGAATATAATTCAAGGTGTGCCTCCTGATACTAGATTATTGGAGACAGATATACAACTTACCCCCGATGTTTTTGCTCGCCATCTTCAGATAGTTCAGGAGTTAAATCAGAGACATCCCTTTATTATGGCTGGTTTTCCGCAGGGAACAAGTGGACGACAGCAAGATATGACTGAGACAGCAGCAATGAGACGATATGATTCTGTTGTTGAGAATACAGAGTGGGCATTTGCTACGGCACTGAAGATGGCTATAAAACTCTGCGCCACAATCCCTGGATTAAAACCAGAGGAAGTTAGTCAGAAGGATTTAGAGACCGAGTTTGATATTGAGGTTAGATTAAAAGTCAAAGACCCAATAGAAAATGACCGACGGATTACACTTGGTGATAGATTGTGGAATAGTGGTAAAGGTTCTATATCACTCTCTCGCTTTCATACTGAATATCAAGGGTTGACTGAAGATGAGTCTAAGAAGGAAATAGCTAGAATGTTAGCTGACCAGATAACTATTTACAACCCTGATGTGGCTGCAGTGATGGGCATGGTGGCTGCTGAGGAAAGTGGTATGGAGATTTATTTAGAGAAGGCAAAGGAGAGAAGGACACAGATGGAAGGACAGCAAGGGTTAAGAAAAGAATTACCAGTAACAAGTCAAGAAAGGATACAGGGAGAGACTCAAACCCCCCTGGGGCAAGAGATTGGCACTGAAGGACAACGAGGAGCTAGGATGTCACCAGAACGTTATGAAAGGGGAGGATAATGGTTAAAGAGTCAATCTATGATTTAGTAGTTGAGGAACTCCTAAAACGGCAACAGGATGTTCGTGCTGAATTACAGGAGCGGTTTAAGAAGACTCGCCCATTCCGTCAAGAACCTGTTTCGCCAAAAGAAGCGCTAGTTAAATATGATGAGTTGACTCCTGAGAGAATTCAGATGATGAGAGAACAGTTTGGTGATGAACCTGTAAATTTATACCTAGAAAATATCGGTAAGATAAAAAGGAGGTATGAAAATGCCTGATGGAACACCTAATTGGTGGGAATTAAGAGGAATGTCTGATTGGTTACAACGGCGCTGGAGTCCCTTCCGTGAGTCTCCTCCTATTGAGATAAGCAAAGGAAGAGGAGCAGAATGGAGGGCAGCACCTCCAAGAAAGGTAATTCCAAGAATAGGTCAACCTGGTTATTGGTCAGCAATGGGGATACCTGCAGTAGAGCCGAAAAAGGTAACTCCTACTACTCCCACTACCGAGCAAGGTTTGATGTGGTATGTCCCTGGGCTAGTTCTTTACGACCCAAAGACAAAAACATACTGGGACTCTGACAGTCAAGCTCAATATAGCAAACAACAAGCGGATGCTATAAAAACTCAATATGAGCGCCAGCAAGAGGCGACTGATATTCAGTCGCTGCCAGTTCAAGCTCAATGGCAGTTACAAGAATTAGCTAGAACTCGTAAAGTATTGGGGGCAGAGGCTAATCCTTTCTGGGCAGGATTAGAGCAATCTATTCAGGAAAGGATTGGGACAGGAGATATAACGCCAGAAGACCTTGCTATGATTGAAAGAGCCAGAAAATCTGAGATAGCAAGCAAATTTCAGGCAATAGGTGCTGACATTCCCGAATGGGGCGTAACAGGTGCACAAAGCGTAATGGCTGAACGCTTGCGATCACAAGACCGATGGCGTGCTGACCAACGGCAACTTCTAGAAGGATTACCATCAGGAGCAGAGGGTGATGTTGCTAGATGGTTTGTAGGAAATATGGAAAACCCATTTAGTAGAGTAGGTCAATTAGGTTTTGAGGAGGCTATGGCAGGTCAGTCAACGGCATCTCGGCAGTTGACTGCCGAAGCAGCAGGTAGAAAACCAATGGGACCCCCAACACCTGGTTGGTTACCTGAATTTGTGCCAGGGACTACTGCAGGAGAACCAATAGGGGGAAGGTCAGGTAGTGGAGTAGTAGCAAATCCTGGGTGGTGGCAAACAAACCGTCCAGAACTCTTGAGAGAGGGGAGAACATTGCCATTTGTGCCAACACCTAGTGGTCAACAATTAACTAAAATGACACCGAGCCAAGCACAATGGTTATCTGGTGCTATTGATTGGTTTGGTGGTAGACCTTGGAAGGATATATTAGCTGAAGCCGAAATTATGCAACCCCAAACACCAAGAGGTGCTGGTCAAAGGCAATGGCGTCCAAGTAGACAAGCATAAGGAGTAGAATAAAATGTGTCCTGCGGGATGGCGTCCTACGACAGACCGTCTTAGTCAACTTATTGCTGAAGAAGAAGCCAGAATTGAGGCGTTGCGTCAAAAGAAGCAAGTCGCAGTTGAGACTTTTCAACCTGAGACGACTGCTCCATTATGGCAAGTCCCTACAGAACAGCAACCTAGTTTTATATCACAAGAACAGATACCATACACTTGGTCTCCAGAGGGTAATTTACCTATGGTGTTACCTCAAGTCCAAACACCTATTCCTACTGCAATACCCGAAGTGGGCAAGATAATACCTAAAGTTGAAGTTAAACCAACAGAACAACCCATTCAAGTTCCTTTTTGGCAGAGAGCACTTCAGATATTTGGTGCTCCCTTTGAGTGGGTGGATGAAAACATTATTCAACCAGGGTGGGCGATTACTGGCACGACAATGGGCTTCGTCTCTGATGTAGAGAGAAAACCAGGAGAGGATTTTTGGGATTGGAAGAGACGGTCTTGGGCTGGATGGGAAACTCCTGGAATAAATATCAATGTGCCGTGGCGGGATGAACCTTGGCGTGTTGATTTGAAGGGAGTAATGGAGATAGCGCCGTGGTTGCTTATTCCTGGTGCTGGTCAAGTAGGTGGTGGCGTCAGAGCAGGCGTAGGTGTGGCTGGATGGTTGGGTAAAGGAGAAAAACTTGGGCGGATTATCGGTGGAATTGCCGAGGTAATTCCTGGTGTAGAAAGATTAGGATTGCCTACGGCTCTTGGTAGAATTACTGGCGTGTCTGGCAAAGTGCTGGGAACGGCAGTAGAATACTCACCGTGGGGGCTGGCAGAAAAGACGGCTGGTGTTGCTATTAAAGGTGGGTTCAGAGCAGTTGGTAATGTCAGTGAAAGAGTAAGCACATCGGTTGGCGAAAAGTTATTTGGTAAGTATGTTCCACCTCCAGTGCCAGCGTCAGTAGCTAAGTTAACTAAATATGCCAAAGAAGTGGTTATGCCAGCTCGTAGAGCGTTTAGAAAAGAAATCCCTGGATTACGAGCCAGACAGGAGGCACGAGTCCAAGAGGTTCAAGCTAAGTATCGTAGAGGTGAAATCTCGTTAGACGAGTTGCGAATACAAGAAAGACTAGCTACAACTGGTGGTATCAGCCCAGAATTTGCCTTAACTCCCGAAGCTCTAGCAGCAAGGCAAGAAAGAGCTATCGCTAATGTTGAGGCAAATGTCGTCAGTGGCGTGTATAGTGAGACAATAGGTAAAGGACTAATTACCAAAATCAGGAAGAGTCCAGCCTTTACCGCAGTTCCCTTTGAAGCAACTGAAATTAAAGAACTTAGGGATATGATAGTGGATGGGGTGCAGAGGGGATTGGTAAAGAGGGATAGTGGTCAGGCTTTTGATAGAATGCTTTTGGAGGGGAAATTACCAGAAAAACATAATCTCAGAGACTGGATACCAGTTTTTGGTATTGATTTTGTTAGAGCAATAGGGCGACTTAGTGATAGTCCTGAAGCAGCTAGGGGTTTATTTGAGTCTCTGAATGCTTTTAGAACTCTACAAACATCACTGGACATATCGGGAACATGCAGGCAGGGTTTATTCTATGGTCTCCTACATCCAACTAAAGTTCCTCTTTGGTTTGGCAAACAAATAAAATATCTTATGTCTGAAAAGTTAGCACTTGATTTGGATGATGTGTTAAGAACTAGAGATATTTATAAAATATCCCAGAGAGGAAAGACGCAACTTTATCTTAGACCTTTAAGAGAGACAAGTCTAAGGATAGCTGAAGAGTCCTATATGCCTGGAGGTATTATTCGGCGTGTTCCTGGCATACGAAGGTCGGAAAGGGCGTTTGCTGGGTATCTTAATGAGTCTGCTATGGATACTTTTGAAATGGGTTATAATGCGATGAAAGCCCAAGGGGCGACAGATGATATGATAGATATTTGGAAGGGGTTTATCAATATGGCTGGAGGCAGAGGCACTTTGCCGAAGTCGCTGGATAAGTATATGCCAGCCATCAATACAGTGTTATTCTCGCCCCGCCTTCAGATGGCGACTCTACAACTTCCTAGACAAATAGGCAGGATGTTGCTTTCGGATAATCCCTATATGCGTAAGGAAGCAGCCAAAGCATTGATAACTTTTGTTGGTGGTGGCTCGGCTGTTCTAGGGTTACTAAATGCTACTGGTAGGGCAAAGATAGAAATAGACCCCCGTTCTGGAGACTTTGGTAAGATTATAATTGGAGACCTTAAAACAGGAACTCGGTTAGATATATGGCGGGGTTATATTCAATATGCTCGTTTTGTTGCCCAGATGCTGGCAGGAGAACGCAAATCCGCCTATGGCAATATGAACAAGGCTGAAAGGGGTGAGATAGCAGGACGATTTATTCAATCTAAGATGTCTCCTGTCGCTGGAATAATGGCTGATTTATGGCGAGGTGAAACATACGAAGGCAAGCCTATTTTTAGTGATACCACTGGGTTTAGTAAAGCAGCCAGGGATAGAGTTTTACCTCTTGCTGTTCAGGATATTATAGACGCAATGGAAATGAGTGGTGTAAATGGGATGTGGGTAGCAGCCCCAGCAACATTAGGCATAGGAGCACTGACAATCGTGAATGACTTTGTGCGTGTTAAAGAAAAGATTGCTGGAGATATGGGATATGAGTCGTGGGATGATATTGACCCTAAGACACAAAGAGAGATAGAAAATAGGAATGCTGAATTACAGGCAGCGACTATTACTTTTGATAGACAAATGATGGGGACTGCTTGGGGTGATTGGAGCTTGGCAGGTAAAGCGATTGAAGATGTTTTTAGACAAAATGTAGACAATGCGGTTAATCAGTATCGTGCTTCTACTGACCCAAACAAAGGTTATCAATTTAGACTAGATATATCTAATGCTTGGACAGCGAAGCGAGGTGGTTTCGCTGTCCGTGAAAAGGAAGCTCGTTTTGAGGATATTGTTAAAAGGTTTAAGGTTCAGGACACGGTTGAGGCATCAGTCAGTCTGGGGCCAGAGGGAGTGGCTATTAAGATGTATAGCGATGCTCTCTTTGGTGATGATATGTATGATGAGTTTGGGGACTATCGTTTTGACGAGGCTAATATAAGAAAAGAACAGTTAAGACAATCTCTGGGTGAGGAAATGTTTAAGTATGTTGAGGATTATCAAGGTGTTAAATATGAAACATTTCCGCCTGAATTTCTTGAACTTATGAAGGCAAAGATAATTATGAAACCTTACTGGCAAATCAAAGACCGTGTAGTTAAACTATTTGGTCAGAGGTTTGCTGATAGTCCGAAAGGGCAATCTCTAATATCTAAAATGAGGAAACAGAAGCGGTTGTCTGACCCCGAAATGAATAGAATGTATAATCTTTTTTACACTCAATAGATATGATTTAGGTCATGGTATAATAAGAGAAGAGGAGTCCCACCAAGAATGGAGGGACACCAATAGGAGGTTAAAAAAAGAATATGGTGGAAGAAGAGAAAGAACCTGAAGCGACTCTAACAGAGAAGCAACAGGAACAGACTCCACAGGAGACAGTTGAGAGTCTCCAAGTAAAACTCAAACAAATGGAGCAGGAACTAAATCAGCGAACCGATAATGTTCGCAGTCTCAATTTAACTCTTCAGCAAAGGGCTACGGAGTTAAAACGAAGAGCCGACATTGAGAGCCGAATAGATAGTCTTCAGGACACGATAGAGGTTTTAGCTACTGCTGTGGCTAGTAGAGGTGAAATAGAAGAACTTGACCCTACCAAGAGACAAGATATTCTAGCCGAACTAAAGAAGAAACGAGCTGACGCAGATGCTAAAGCGAAACAGAAGGAACTTACGGAGGTTCAGACAGAATATACTCAAAAGGCTGACGCACTTTATAACAGGGCTAAGGCAATTTTCGCTGATGACGATGATGCCATAGAAAAGGTAGAAGACCTATTAACAAACGGGAGATTAGAAAGAGCGGAAGCCAGAGTAGCAAAAGCTGAGCAAAAGAAAGTTCCCTCAAAGGAAGGTAAAATGGAAACTGAAGAACAACGGATTGATAAATTGGCTGAGGAGAAACTCCGAAAACATCTTGAAGAGAGAGGGTTACTAGAAACTTATACTACTACACCTTCTGGTAGTGGTATTTTTTCAAGAAAACAAATCGCAGAAATGTCGCCTGAAGACTATGCGAAAAATAGGGACGCTATTCAGAAGGCGTATTCTGATAACAAAATAAAGTGAGGTAAGAAATATGGCTTATGGTGATTATACCCAACCAACCCTTGCCGAACTGATTTCAAGGAAATTTATTCCTGAGATATTCAGCAAGGATGTAATGATGCACACAATGTCCAACTTGGTAGTGGCTAATGCCTTTACCCATAAATACCAGAAAGACTTAAGGAAAGGAACTAAAGTATGGATTCCAGTAGTGACTGAAATAAGCGCTACTGAAGTCACTCCTGGTTCAACTCCTACTCAGACAGATGCATCAACCACAGTAGCCTCAATTACTGTTGACCAATGGTATGAATCAACAGTTGAGGTTTCACCGTTTATTGCTATTGAGGATGAAGCGGACTATCTGTCAAATGCTGCTAAGGCTGCTGCCTATGCTATAGACAAGAAGATTGATACCCAAGTGGGTTCTCTAATCTCCACCCTAAATTCTAGTGTTTATGGCTCTGCTGGACAGACCTTTACCGATGACATCTTCGTAGCATTGGTAGAAATCTTAGATAAACTAGATATTCCCCCAGATAGCAGGTTTCTTATTGGAGACCCATCCACAAAAGCTGATATGCTCAAAATAGATAAGTTCGTAAGAGGGGACTATATTAACGGACAACCGACTTCAAATGGCAAATTCGGTATGCTTTACGGGGCTAATGTCCTCATCACCAATAACCTGACGGCAGCTACTCCTGGGCGTTATGGTGTCTATGCCCATCCTAATGCTATTGGTGTATGTCTCCAGAAGAATCCCAAAGCAAAACTTTGGGATTTGGGATGGAAGTTCCTAACACAAATTATCGTGGACTCTGCTTGGGGGTCTGCTGTAATCCAGAGTAATTGGGGGAAGGCTTTCTATACTAGGTCATCCTCTTAGGAAATAACTAATGCCTATTTATAAATTTGAGTGCGGAGAGTGTAAGGGAATAATAGAAAAACTCATGCCGATGAATGGGGAAACTCCACAATGTTGTGGTGTCCCGATGTCACGGATGCCAGCATTTCCTGCATTGGTCTTGATGATGGGCGAAGGTGGGTATCCTAGTAGACGGAAGTTTCTCAAAGGTAGTGCTCCTTATACTGGTAGGAGTATTAAACCTTGGTTGTCGTATGACCCTAACGACACTACCGTAAGACCAATGGGGTCAAAGGCGCAGGAATGAGTTTCCGCTCCGAAACGCCTAATAAATTAAGGAGGATATAATGAGTCAACAAGTAAAAGTAGAAAGAGTTTTAGACTATAGGGGATGGGCTGCCTATAATCCGAATATTGAAGGCAATCCAGACCCTAAAAAGGTAATGGTCAGTTACGAGTATACCGAACTCGCATTGGATAACACCTATAAATATACACCATATCTTGATGCCAACTCAACAATAGCTCTGGGTAGTGGTGGGTTGGTAATGACGGGGCTTGCTAATAATACGGAAACATGCACACAGACTCAGGGAGGTATCTGGTGGTATCCTGCCAAGAACCCAATCGTTGAAATGAAGTTCAAAATAGATGTAATAACTAATGTGGCTATCTATTGTGGGTTCTCGGATGAAGCATCAGAGGCAACAAGTCTTTTACCACATGGTATTGTTACTGCTGTGCACACAGCCACTGCTACGAATAGTGCTGGCTTCTTTTTTGATACACGCCAGTCGCTATCCTACTTCAACATCGTGAACTCAATAACTGGCCCCACAAAGGCATTTACCCAGTTAGCATCAACCAGAGTGCCAGTAGCAGATACTAACCTTGTCTTAAGGGTGGCTCTTGATACATCTGGCAATGCGAGATACTACTGGAACGGAACGGAAGTAGGTTACAAAGCTCTTGCTGTAAGCACTACCACTCCGTTAATTCCATTCTTCGGGTTTAGAGCAAATAGCACCGTAGCTCATGTAGCAACATTAAGATATGTGAGACTATGGCAGGATTCATAAAATAAAATAAAGAGGGAGTAAAAACAATGACAGCAACAATCGTAAGGAAAAACAATTCTCCAGTTCTTAGTGATGGTTCTCTTGACCAGGGTCTTGTATTAGACTCATATGGTGCTCTTATTACTAAGAATGAGGTGGAAAAGTGGAAGATGGATGGGAGGCTCTACTTCTACAATCGTGGTAATACCACAACCGCAGTAACCTTTACCAACACGGCAATCCTCTATACCAGACCTTCACAGGTTATCAGAGTGCCAACAGGTAAGACCATAATCCCAGTTCGTCTAGGCGTTTACGTGGAGACGGCTGCCGGTGTTATCAATGAAGGTGTGTGGATTGCCTGTAACAACGATGTTGGGGCGGGAACTGCTACGGGTCCAGTGATTACTACCCGTGGGAATCTGAGGGGCGATAAAGCCTCAGAACAAGGTGCTTGTCTCATCTATATCACCTATACAGGTGATATAACCACGACTGGAACTAATCCTGTAGAGTTTGCTCGGTTCACTCAGCCTTATGTATCAGCTATCGGTTCTGTGGTTAAGGATACATGGGAACTGGATATTGCTACCTTTAGTGGCATGCCAATATTGGTGGGGCCAGCGTCTCTTATCCTGATTGTCGGTGGTGGCACAGCCCTCACTGGCTTTACGACCACGGTATGGGCGGAGTTCAACTCTGCTGACTTAGGGTTCTAGTAGTAAGTATGGGGGAGTGGGTATGAAAGTCCACTCCCCCTGAAGGGAATATGCGAAGTAGAGAAGCAATCCAGAAAGATGGGTCAGTCAAGAATGACCTCATCATAGAGGTTTTACTGGATATAAGGGAGATATTGGCTAAAAAGGAAAGGCGAAAGAAAAAGTTAGCATCGCCTAAAGGGGGTTAAAATGACTCTTGGAAGACCTGACTGGGGAACTAGGGACTTACTTGAAGGCATATTAAGTGTCGTGAAATACGCAACAGTTGAAATTACATCTGCCGAACTTTTGGCATTAGTTGCTGCAGCAAAAACTCTTGTAGAGGCTCAGGGAGTAGGGACTATCATTGACTTTATCTCCTGTGAACTCGCCTACGATAAGGGGGCAACAACTTATACTATTGGTAATGCTACTAATCTACAGGCAAAACTCGGTGCGGTCGCAGTTAGTTGCGTAAGGGCAGTTACCGGCTTCCTTGACCAAGCTGGTGATAAGGTTTTCATGCTTACTCCAGTTGGAGTAACTGCCATAGATGTGTCAACTGTAGTTAATACGGCGTTGAGTCTAACACTTGCTTCAAGTGGTGGCGAAATGAGTCTTGGCACTGGAACGGTGCATGCTAAGGTAGCATATAGGGTTCACCAAACTGGTTTATAGAAATAAAAAAGGAGTGTGTGTGATATGAGTGTTTATGGGGAGTGGAAAGCGGCTACAATATCCCCTGGGTCAACTGAGTCATCTGCTGTGAACTTGGGTAGAGACTATGATTATATTGAGATACAAATACCCGAAGTTATGGGTGAACGCAAGTTATCTCTAAAAATCTCGGAAACCCTTGCTGGCACTTACTATGATTTAGGTAAGGATGTTACTACCGATAGTGAACTCTTCGGTCGTGCTGATGTTTGGAAATTAGGTGGCTACCAATTTATTAAAGTAGTAACCTCAGCAGGTGTCGCGACAGATTGGTTAATTAGAGTCAGGGGGACAAGGAGTTAATATGGATAAATTAAGTATATTTACTACCAGTGGAGATACTAGCGAGGTGAGTCTCACTAGCCCAGATAAGAACTCTCTGGATGACATTGTAAGTGGACTTGATGCAATTACCAGACAGCTGGAACTAACGCATCAAGGACATGAGGAAAATTTGTGGGGACAGGAAGTAGAAGATACGGAAAATGATGAATAATAAGAGGGAGGTGTTAGTGATAGTTAGAGTTTAATTGCGGCTATATGCCGAGAGTTAAATTGGAACAGCTAATAGCAAAATAAAGTAAAAGGAGAAAAAATAAATGAGTTGGTTAATGAAATTTTATCGTAGGGGTGGAGATGGTGGAGTAGTAGTTGCTAAAGGGGGAGCGGATGGTGACTTGCAAGTATCGCAACTTATGCCTCCTGGAGCAGAATTAACCGCTTTGGGAACTGGTTATCAGGTTATAACCACAACGGCTGGTGCTGCTCTAATAGTAAGACCATCAACTGTGCCGTTGGCTACTTTGTATAATGGCGACCCAGAGAAGTCCTATATCATAGAGCGAGCCTTTGCACATTGTCTGGTATCTTCTACTACTCAGGGAACTGCAGGCATTTGGCTCTGCGTTCATCCGACAGGGACAGACCTTGATATTGCCGATACCATCGTAATTCACAACAACACTCGTGGCAAGAATGCTGGGGCTAGTCTATGTAGATTAGCTTTGAATACTGCCGTGGCTGACGATGGTTGGTATCCTTGGGGCGTTTCACAACTGACACCCACTGGTGTCCTTCCTGGAACTGTGTGTATCGCAGAGGTTGGTGGCAGGATAATTGTTCCTCCAACTGGTAGTATTTCTATATCAGTGGTTGCTTCATACGTTATGACCTTCTGTGTAGGCTTCCATTGGTATGAAGTCGCAAAAGACTTAGTATAAAGTCCAGACTGCCTTAGGTTAAACTGGCTTAGAAGAATAATCCTTGAGCAGGGGGTGTAAAAAGCCTCCTGCTCAAAAGGAGTGATATGTCAGGGGATTACACATCGGAACTTAAAGATGACATACTAAATAAGAGACGAAGTTACTTTGAGTTTAAGGTTAAGAAACCTCTTATGAAGTCCATAGTCAATTTAGGGAAACACGGACTTCTAAGAAATATGTGGGAACTATTCCAACTTGTCAAACTTTGTAGCAAGTTTCCAGAGCCGGCTAAAAAGAAATGTAAAAACCCTGACTCTCTCGTCTTATTGGATATATGGGATGAGTTTTTCAAGTGGGAAGACAACGCTGGTCGCAACCCACTATTTCGTGCCATTAGAAGAGTATCTGTAGGCGTGCTGGAGTCTGATAATTATTATGCTCAAAGAGGAAGTTGGTGGCTTATGAAGTTGACAAAGGCATATATGGATGGGAAATGGCAGCCAAATCCAGATTGGAGTCCCATGATGTGTTGGAGAGACCCTGCGACCAATGAAGCAAGGGTAAAGGAAATAAACGAACTATTTATCGGAATTGGTTTAGAAAAGAATAATCAGTTAAGTGAGGTGTGAAAATGAGTTTTTTGGAAGACCTTGAAGAAGCAATACGGGGAATAAAAACAAGTAGGATAGTATCCTGCCCTACCCAATTTATGGAGATACCAGGTATTGATGGGGATGCTCATGCGCAGCATGAGTGTGTTGGTCTTGTTGCTGAACTGTCAGTTCCCAAGTCCGGTGAGATTATTAGTGCTACACTTTTTGACCCATCATACCAGAAAATACAATTAGACTTAGAGATATTTAAGCAACCCATTACTGAGATAGCGGATAATGCTGCTTGGGCGCCGTCAGACATTGACATGGTCAACTTTGTAACCGAATTAGTCTTCTCCAGTTATGATGACCATATCAATAGTCTAACTTGGGAAATTCTCAACATTGGCAAAGCATACACAGCGCCATTGGGTAAGTTCTGGATAAAGGCAGTAACTAGGGGAGCACCTACTTATGCGGCTGGTGCAAAGCCTAGATTCCAGATACAGATACTCTCTTTAGACCCTGCCTTTGTGGAGGTCTAAATGGGTGTGTTACTTAATACTAGACAACCTTTAAGTCTTCCACGCTTCCCTTTTAGAGGTAAAGAACTAGAGGGATGCGTCTTGTATGCCTCACTATGGGATGAGAAATCAAGAGTCAGTCCTTTCCCATCTCTTGACCCAAATCATCATTTACTTACTGTTACTGGTGCTATCTGGACTCCACCAACTGGGTATGTGTTTGATGGGAATGACTACATCAAGAACTCCACAGCCAACTGGCGAAGTTCTGACCAATCAGGCACTTTCGTTATCTGGTCAAAGCAGACTGTCAATGGTGCGCTCTTTGGCTCTTGTGATGAGGCAACCGATAGCCACCAGTTTTTTATGCATGTTGCCACTGGTTTCCAAGTTGGTGTGGCCATCGCAGGGGTTGCCAGTTTTGTTACTGGGAACACATCTCTTGTTGATGGTCTATGGCACTGTTGCGCTTGGGTCAGTAACGGCACAGTTTGGACTATGTTTGTTGATAACATACCTCAAACACTAACACTGGGTGCAGGCACTAATGATGGTCAGTGGCTAGGTGATGTTGCTAACAGGGATAACTTCTCTATTGGAGCAAGACTTCGGCTTTCTGCTACATATTATACTGGCTCAGTTGGTGAAGTTTTATATTATAACCGAGCCTTAACCGCAAGTGAAATCCTAATGATATATGAAAAGACAAAATGGAGGTATGTCTAATGGCAGTAGTTAGGTTTGAAATATCATTGGCAATACCAAAAGAAGTTTATGATACTATACCCTTAGCCAAAAAGACGGCTGCTAGAGATGCTATTCGGGGATTAAAGGCTCTGGCAGTTAAGATAAACGAGGGTCAAAGTAATGAGGAAATGACAGTAAGGGCAATCTGGCGAGTTTGTTACCACGATGAAGGTGAGGGACATCCACCTTGTGAGCCAGAACAGGAGATTTAACTATGGAGCCTAAAAGTAAGGTGTTTAATTTGTCAAGATGGTAAGGAATATACCAGTCTGGAAGCTGGAAATCACAAGGAATTAACGAGACATAATAGCTGGACATTAGTGGTTGATTACGAGGAGATAGATAATGCCGAAGAAGATGGAGAAGGAACTTAAGGCGGAAGCTAGGAAGAAATTCCCTAAAGACAAGGAACGCCAAGATAAGTATGTTTACGGCACTCTAAGGAAAACTGGATGGAAACCTAAGAAGAAGAGGTAAAATATGACTACTGCTGTTAGTGTATTAGAGCAAAGACTCGCCCAACAGGTGGGCGATTGGCTTGAGGTTACCTGCACTACTGCTATCAATGCTGATAACTTAATAGTTAGCACAAGTCTTACCTCCTATGACGGGGGGCGTGATGACTATTTTATTGATTGGTGGGTTTATATTACTGATAAAGCCAATGCTGGAGTGCTACGTCAGGTTTCGGACTATGCTACAGCCACTGGCACGCTAACTATCAGGGGAGCAGTTTTAGCTGATGATGGCACTAATCTTGCTACTATCAGACTTCACCGCTATAACAGAGACCTTTATATCAATGCCTTTAATGACACTATCAGGGAAGTGTTCCCATCACTCTATAAGCCGTTTGATATTATAGAGTTGGTAACTGGTAATATCCTGCCCAATTCTCATTTTAGGGACTGGGCTGTTACCACTGCACCTGATAAATATGTCATGCAGGACGCTAACATAACCGCCACTGCTGAAACGGGAGCAGGTAACTATCGTGGTGGTGCTAAGTCTATGAAGGCACTTGCAGGTGCTGCTGGTGCTGGCAAGTATGTGTATATTTCCTCTAACAACTACCCACGCTTACTAGACTTAATGGGCAAGACGGTTAGTTTCTATTGCTGGGCTTTACCCCAAGTAGCTACTGATGCCTCTATCCAAATCTATACACTTAAAGCTGACCTCACGGCGCAAACTCTAACTTCTACCACAGCTAACCCTATCGGGAAGTTAACTCTCCTTAAACTAGAAGACCAAAGCCTAAATGATGACCTCGTAGAAATCCAGTTCCGTTTTCTGGTAGCAACTAATTCTAAGTATGTCTACTTTGACCACGCCAGAGTCATCGGTCATAATCAGAAGGAATACCTACTGCCTACTGATATTAAGAATGGGAGATTAGCTTCAGTCCAAATTCAGACCAGTGGCTACTCGGATAGATTTTGTGATGACCTGTTACCTAGAGATTGGGAAACTGTCTATAACTGGAGTATAGTGGATGATGGCACGGATAAGTTCCTCTGGTTAGGTAATTACCCCTCTGAGGAACGACTTATTCGTCTACAAGGTTATGCTCCATTAACTGCTGTCAGTGCTTACACTGATACCATAGAAATAGATGGCGAGAAGGTTAATCTATTTATTGCCTATGCTAAATACAAACTCTATCAGGCGATTGAGGGGCCTGTGGCTAGTAGTGATATTGGCAGGTATGAACTCCAATCTGCTAAGGCATATCAAGAATATCAACGCTTACTACCCAGTCTGAGGATGGTAACACCGAAGGCAACAATGAGGATTAGGGAATACTAGAATGAAGAAGATGAAGGACATACCTACAAAATTCCACAATATGGTTCAGCCAAAAGTGCATACTAAACCTACCGAGTCTGACTTTGAGTTTATAACCCCTAGCCCTCAATTCTGGAATGATTTAACTCTCAAAGAACAAGACGAATTAAGGCAGATAGTAACTGGTGAAGGACAGGATTTAGACGAGTATTTGAGACTGATGAGAAAAATGCTACCAAGGAATCCAAGAGGACATTAACAGGAGGATTACAATATGTCTCCTAGTGGTTACATCCGTGATAAATTTGACCTCGGTATATTAAGGGCTGACGGCACTACGAAAGTGGGTATGATGCTTCGGCGTGCTCGTAATGAAGTGCCTCAGTATCAGGTTTTTGATGACGAGTATTTAGCCCAGCAATTCTTTACAGGAGACGCTGGATATAACAACTTACCCCCAGAAAAGGAATTAGTTATCAGGCAAGACGATTTGCGTTCTGGCTTTGGCATAGAGACCTATGATAACAATGACCCTAAACGATACTTTAATTCAATCGGTATGGACATGCGGTTCAGGGGCAAGGCTATTGCTGGCCCCAAATCTATTGGCACAGTTACATTACCAGGGACAGTAGTTCCTGCTAATCTTATCAATACTAATATGGAACTTACTACAGGATGGACTTTAGGAGTAAGAAGCACCGCCCAGAAGCATACTGGCGGATACAGTTGGTATGTCGTTACCGGCCCAACCGATGCCTACCAAGATGCTACAACTTGGATAGCTGGTTGGCAGAGCAAGGAGTTTACCTTTAGTTGCTATGTTTGGTGTAATACGGCTAGTGTTGGTAGGATAGGAATAAACGATAAGGCAGGTGACACAAGTTATAGTGCTTATCATACGGGGGGTAGCACATGGGAGAGGCTCAGTGTTACCAAGACACTAGCGGTTGATGCTGATAAACTTCGGGTATATTTAGAAAGTGCTGGAGTTGGTGCAGAACTAACTTATTTTGATGATGCTAGTATATCTACTGCCGATGAGACTGGAACTATTGTGGATTGGGTTGATTTTAATGATAAACTTTACGCAGCCTATGGCAAGACATTAGTAGTATTAAATGCGGGTGGCACCGCCTTTACTAGCGTTAGGCAATTCACTTCTGATATTACTGACCTTGAGGTGTTCACTAGCGGAGGTGCAGCAACACCTGCGACTAATCTATATATCGCTCTAGGTTATAGTTGTCCCTATTGGCAAATGACCTCTGCTGAAGCCTTTACTATAAATACTCTGGCAGTTAATACAATAAAATACTTTGCCTATGTTAGAACAACTGCGGATACTATGTATGGCTCAGATGATGTAAATAAAATCCGCTCTACTATCAATCCGGCTGATGGTGGCACGGCTTGGTCAGGACAAACGACAGTTGATAGTTCCCTTTTCTCAATACTCCAACTATTTACCAGTTCGGGTGCTCTCTATGTTAGAAAACAAAACCGCCCTTATTATCTAAATAGTTCTGGTGTGGTTAAGGATGACCTAGCTCCTGAATTGGAGTCATTAAGTAGAAGTATAGCCAGCCAAGATATAATAGAATGGCTTGCCAAATTGTATATGCCATGGGGAGACCAAGCCCTATTAGAGGAAGATAGTGGGACACTCACTTGGCGTAACCCCTCCGACTTTGCTACTGGATTATCCGATTTTAATGGCAAGATATTCGCCATTGCTGCTGATGACCGTTACTTGTATGCTATATCGAATAACGGTGCTAAAATTGAAGTTCTATCTGGTAGGTTAGAAGAGATTGATGGCTCAATAGTCTGGGTGTGGCATCCAATAAATGAGACTCCCTTAGTAGGTTGCCTAACCTGTCATATATCTAATGTTGTTCAGAAGAGACTATGGATTAGTTCTACCGATATTGATGACCTCCTGTATTATATTCCCCTACCTCTTGGTTATGCTGATGTCGTGAATGATACCAACCGCAGTTTTGTGTCTGGTGGTGCTATTGATGTTGGGTCGGCTGTTTCAGATAGGGCTAGCACATTGGCTGGCACAGTTACTTATATTGATGGAGCTAATACTGCTGATTACGATGGTAGAATTACTAGCATTGCGGTTTGGGCAGCGGCTGACATGACTGGATTTAGGGTAGGAACATTCTATCTGGTAAGTGGCACTACTTATAAGTGTCGTGATAGTGCTACCCTTGGAGCAGTAACCGCAGGTTCAAGTCAGACATTTATTCAGGATTCAGGGGGTTCTCTTTTATCCATAGCAGTAAAGTTGGGTGATTACATTGGTTGTTACTTTGCTACTGGCACGATAGAAAGAGATACTGCTGGATTCAATTATGTTGCTTATTATAATGGTGAAGCCATAGATGCTGGTGATTCGGCTGCTTATTCTGTGTATGCGGGTGATGCTATAAGTCTTTATGCCACAGGAGTTAGGGGGGCTATCATGGAAACCCCATGGCTACATGGTAATTTCAAATCCACGACTAAAGCATTCCCGTCATTAGAGTTAGTTATGGGGCATACCTATAATACTGGCAGATACTTCACAGTAAAGTATAAGAAGCTTGGAGATTCTACTTGGACAAGCATAGGTAACTATACTGGGTCAGCGACCTCAATGACAGAGAGTAAGTTTATTCCAGCTGATGCTAGTTCTAATAAGCCAAAAGCCACGATGTTTAGGTTACAATTCACGGCAGTTACTGATGATACTACCATAACCCCTATATTATTAAGTTACCACCTGAAGGCAATCTTATACCCTAGTCAGCGTGAGATAATTGCCTGTAAGGTTTACTGCTCTAATGAGATACAATTAAAGGATGGCACAGTAGACAATGGGTCTTATGATACAATTATAGCCACACTAGATGAAGCACGAGTGGCTACTTGGCCAGTTACAATCTATGATATAAATGGAGACACGAAGACAGTGAAATTCCTTGCCGTGTCTTCTGGTGCTCCTCGCTGGCAAATGATTGCTTCAGAGAAGGAAAGAAGGTTTGAGAGAGAATATAACCTGTTGGCGCAGGTGGTTACTCTAAGTTAAGGGAGGCTAATATGTGCTTTAAGAAGAAAATTGTCATCACCGAACCTGTTGTCACTCCCTTAAAGGCAGCAGGCAAGATTGATGCTGGCAAGATATATGCGATTATTCAAGCCAAATTAGATGAACTGAAAGATACACAAGCTAGTATCTTTATACCTGACATGAAAATGAAGGTCTATAACAAAGAAAAGGTTATGGCATCTCACGAGCTAGAGGAAGTAGATAGTCTTGTCTATGCTAGTGAGGAGTTTGACTGCGATGACTTTGCTGCCGAGTTATATGGTAGGGGAATGGGACTTGTCTGGACTCAAATTCATGCCTTGAATTGGTTTGTAGACACGACAGATACTTTCTGGTTTATAGAACCGCAGACTAAGAAAATATCGCAGAGTCTTGAAGAATGGCAAGGGAGTGATTGTCGCTTTTTTCTGGGTAGGTAAAGTAAAATAAGGAATGTTATGATTTACTTTAGGGGCGAAAACAGCCAATGGGAAAGGCTATAAACCAGTGGCGATAACAACGGCGAAAGGGTAAGTCCTTAGCAGTTGCGGTGGAATAGACACCTGCCCCTATACGTTCTTTGTTATTAAACTACCTAAGCGTGGCGAGTTTAATAACAGAAAGCGTTATACAACTAAAGTTTAATAAGGAGACAAAATGAAAGGAGAACTACTGTGCCAAACGGAGATGAGCTTAACGAACAACTAGAATTTGAAGAACGCATTAAATCTATGCCAGCAGAAGACCGTGTTATATTTATAGCCAAACAGACATACTATTTAACGACTAAAGTTGATTCCCTGAATACAAAATTAGACAATTTCTCGGTTACAGGTAATAGTAAAAAGACAAGTGCTACGACTGGTGGGATAACAGCAGCAATAATGATAGGAATAGTTGAAGGTCTAAAGGCTCTATTTGTTAGGAGTTAAAATGAATGAAGCAGAAGAACATCCTCCTAGTAAAAATCCTTTGGATATTAGGGCAAGGGACTTTCCTCCCAATGGTTCTTTGGCTAAACGACCTAAGAGTCGCTGGTCTGAGATGGGAAGCCTTTGGGGTTTTTGCCCTATTGGAAGCCCTGTATCTGGGAGATGCTTTCCTTTTCTTACTAATCTTCAACAGAAGTCGTGATTAAATAGCTATGAGGCTTGCTACAATCAATTTCTAGCCCAAGTAAATTAAAAAGTAGTGGTTAACTACCTATTGTTAATCTCTTCAATCCAAATATTTAATCCATAATCATTAAGACAATTAGTTATAGTGCTAGGTGTAAAGTCTTTATCCTGAATAGCTTTTTCTATTGCGTCTAACATTGCGGTTGCTCCCAACTCAAAATAAAACTCTATCTCATCGTCCTTATATAAACTTTCGGAATCGTAAATAAGAAAATCTCTTACTCCTTCCCAATCTTTCGGTCTGCTTTTTCCTTGATACCTCATATTATTTTACCTCCTTTTATTATTTAATTAAGGTAGTTTACTATCCAATGGTTTCTTTTTCTGTTGTCTCAAATACCAAAAGTTCCTTCCCCCTAAGTGCCAAACTAACATTGCCACCCCGTTAATAGTTCCTAGACAGAACCCAACAAAAAACATTACCGCTACTATAATCCAGTCAATCATCTTATCTCCAATCTTCCCCTGTCCACACCTTATTACATTTCTCTTCCATCGCAGAAGCCAGCCAAAGTTGCTCCATTGAGGTGGCAGCATAAAGCATTTGCTTAAACTTATGAAGTAACCAGTATGTTGGTGAGTAACCGCCTTCCTGAGGAACATAACCAGAAAGTATCATCTCTTGCAACTGGTCTTGCCTATAAAGAGGTGTATCGTCTTCCCACCAACCAATAGGTTCAGAGACTAGATAGATTTTTCCCGATGATTCAACACGCCAGTCGCCTATCTCAGGCTTCTTTTTACCATCAAAACCTAAGTCTTTAGCAGCCTTCTTACACATTTTAATATAGATTTCTGTTTTATCCATTTCTCCTCCTTAATCTCTTGGGTCTGATGTAGTCTTAGGTTTTCGCCTCCAAGCCATCCAGCCAAATAGTCTGACTACCCTATATTCAAGGTGAGCAATTAGGGGATGTAGAAACTTATGATGATGCCAGCCCACTAGCATTGCCTCTAAGAATATATCATCAGCTTGTTTTTGGATAATCGGCTTGCCCATTATCTTCTTCTCTTGGTAGAGCCAATCGTGTAAGACAGGGGCTTTGTTTATTTTAGCCCAATCAGGTAGAAATATCAGTAACGGCTTGGGTATAGAAGCAAAGTCAGTCTCAAACCCCTTTGGCACTCTGATAAACCTGCGACTATACTTCTTGCCTATTCGGTAGGTGAAGGCTTTACATACTAGCCAATTACTACCATCAGGCATTGGGCTAACTTCTAATTTAGAAGTAAATGAGCTCATCTTATTCCTCCTTTACTGGTATATCACTAAAATCAAATTCTATACCAAAGTTATCCTGTAAAAATTGGACTATGCCGATAGCTAGGTTATCTGTATCTTTTTCTGACAACGCTAGACTAAAGTTACCGCTAATCCCATGTATTATCTCATGCCATAATGTTACCTCTTTTTGTGATTGAGCTAGAGCGTTTTCAATTTCTAATGTCTGTGTTCTTCTATTAAGGGTTCCTACCCTCTCCTCATCTATTTGTAAGTGAGGATTAAATATCACCTCGTAAGAGTGAAGCCCAATTAGAATACTATCGGGAACTTTTATTTTCATTCTCTACCACCTTTCTAAGTATCTTAATCGTATCCTCAATATAATCATCCCCTCTCATAACAGGACATTTACCATCATCATTCATATCAGGCACTTTACACTTATCGCAATTAAAAGGTTTCTTTGTAATAGAACATCTATCTCTTGTCTTATTCATCCTATCTCCATTTTAACCTATTCTAACCGACTTGTCAAGTTTGCCCCGTTTATAAAACCCATCCTTAAACCAAGACATAGTTGCTGGCCAAGTTGTCTTGCTAGTCTCTTTTATCTGAAAATCTTTCTCTGCTTCGCAGGCACACTTACCATAACTCTTAGAGTCTAGTATGTAGTAATGGGCACCGTAGATGGGACAATTATTATTCAAGGTATCATCTCCAAACTATAATAGACCGAAATACCACATTCTTTAGCCGTTGCTACCTCAATGTCAGCCCCCTTACTTACACCATTTACCCTCAACAGAGCATCGCATCTAGGAATGAAAGCTCGGTCTATTCTCAGCCACTCATCATAGCTTTTAGGTGATAGGAAGTGCCAGAAGTGGGATAGATGGGGAATGAATGGGATATGCCCCTTTGCTAATATCTTATCTCCAATCTCGCAGGCAAATCTAACATTAGAGACCACATCCCCTAGACTATAAGGTGCTGAAACGTAAATAATCATTGGCTTATGTTCCCATTTTACATTAGCAAACACTTCCTCTAATGTAGGAAGAGACCCAATTCTTCTTGATACTTCAGCTACCATTATTCCGTTGGTCTCCTTCTCGGCGTTTGCCTAACTTGGATAGGCACATCCTTACCTCTAACTCTCATTCCGAACTGCTCCGTTAGTTTAATGATTTCCTCGGTAGCCTCATCTACATCCCCACTCATTCCATAAACACGAAAGCAACTCATTATTGAATTTAATCCTAATCTAAATTGCCCCAGTGCCTTCCTGTATTTCTCTTCCTCTATTTTCTGATAGGTCATTTTCCCACTCCTCTTGGAATAAAACTAAAGCCTCTAATACTGCTTCGGTCTGCCATCCCCTCTCTTTCTCCTTTTATCCTTTTTGTATTCTTCCCATATCTCTACAGAGAGTTTGCTCGGACTCCAATCCTTTGTGATTGAGTGTGTCTTATAAAGCCAATCTAAAAATTCAGTCCATTGTTTATCGGTCATAGTTCTATATCACTTTCTACTTCATTACCCCAAGAGAATTAGCTTTGTCTACCGATTAACTAAAACTTAGCTAAATCTCTCTCAACTTGCCTTATTATTTTCGTGAGTGACGCTGTTTCTTCTTTGAGACGCCTCTTTTGGCTGGCAAGAAATTCCTCCATATCTTTCCGAGTGCCGTAGCCACCAAAAGAAGTCAATATCCGCCCTTCTTTCCTCATTTCTCTTGCCATCTCTTTAGAATAAAATCCTTTAGTTTTGTCCGTCATCCAAGTCTATCTCCTTTCCGTTATACCAGATTGCCAGCACAAATCCTATTTCTAGTGGATAGCTAAACCAACCAATCATAATCGGGTCAACCTTGATAGGCACAATTGAATGTAATGTTATAAACTTCATCCCTAGCTTAATGGCTAGTTCAGCCTTCTCTAGTGCGAAGTCTGGAATGTCGCCATCATAGTTTATCGGCATTTCATTAGACCGAATGGCAAATCCCCTAACATTTGCGTGATAGTTAAACTTGCTCATTATTTGCCCTTTGGAAACCGACCATATTAGTCCACTGTTTTCAGCTAACGCTACTAGATTTTCAGACAGGGTTTCCGATTTGCTATCTTTCACGGCTGACAACCTTGCCAAATGGGTTATCCGATTTTCTTTAGTAAGCCCTGAGTGTTCTCTCAATACAGTCAAATTAGTGTTCATTTTATCCTCCTTTCAGCATAGATTATCTGATATTTCTTATTCATATACTTCTATACACATTTTTATCGGTCAATTTTCTATTACAAACTCCTGTTCCAATGGGTCATCATGATTATCAGGTGTAATTCTAATTATTGGGCATCCAATTCTGGATGGTTTGTATCCCTTTTCTTCACCATAACTAGGGTCAAGTATTTCCCCTTCATGTGGTTGAGCATAGGTTTTTAACCACGAGCCACATATTGTAGAAGCCAACTTAATACTTTTTACTCTACCATTACGCTGAACCAATCTATCGGGCGTATGAGTAGTCATCGCATGAAGATGTCCCATTAAATAAATATCGGCTTCAATATCATTCACTAGACGGGATAATCTCATTAACCGAGCCCCTTCAGTTTGAGCACTCCCTGCCCCATGCCATGAGTGTATTGTTAAATGATGAGTAGTTTTACCTGCCCTGATAAAATTAAGAATGATAAAGCAAGAATAACCAGCATAAGGAACACCCATAGCATCACACAGGTTTCTTGTTACATCATCATCGTGTAGTCTATGAATTAACTCTTCGTGATTACCTGTTCCTATGGCTATAAGTTGTCCCTGTTCTTTCAGAGGAGCAAAAATCTCTTGGCATCTGTCCAACTGTGATTTGACTATATTACTCTTTTTTACCCAATCAGCCAATCCATTCCCTGACCACCGCTTATCTTTTGAGGTAATACAATCCATCCAGTCACCACCACCAATGGCTATTCCAAATTTACCCTTATCGGCACATTCTTTAACCTTATGAATGAGTTGTTTTTCTGCGGACTCTCTTGCCCCTAAATGAGCATCAAAGAAAGGGTAGATGTAGAATACATCAGGCCTGGTATAATGGATTTCGTGAGTAATTACTTCCAACTAAAAAAACCTCCTATCTTCAATATATAGGTATCTCTACCCATTGACAGTTTATGGCACACCCTTGAGCATCTGTTACCAAGTAAACTTTTATATCCTTAAAACATACCCCATCGGGAGCATGCACCTCAAAGTCAGGTCTATTACTTACCTTGAACAATTCATTGATGCATTTAATTTGCTCGTATTGACTTGGAAACAATGACCGAAATAACCAATCCCTCATTTTTACCTCCTAGAATAATCTTCTATCCTGAATATGGTAGCAATTCAAACATTGTCTCGTGTCAAAATTAGCCCTAAAGATATTGTGCTTCCACGCAGTCCACTTATGAAAACCGAGCCAACAAAGCACTCTCATTTTCTATCCCTTACTTTATTCATCTTCCTCAACTCCTCAGCTAAATCAGCATATCCCTGAGCCTCAATAGCCAATCTCTTAGACTCCTGTGCTAATCTTACCGCTTGCTCTAGATACCAGAGGGCTACCGCAAAACCTGATATGTCAACTATCATCTAACCTCATCACGCTTTTGGCTACATCTCTTGGCTGCTATCTCGCAATACTTCTCCTCTATCTCTATGCCAATAGCTTTATAGCCTTTCGCAGCTAACAATGTGCTACCACTACCCATGAATGGGTCTAAGACTATGCCGTTTGGAGGGGTTATCAGGTTTATTAGGTATCGCATAAGGGCAAGGGGCTTAACAGTAGGATGTTGGTTGCGTTGTGGTGCTGGTCTATTCTTATAAGGCACATTTCTTTCATCCTGTCCTTCATCCCGCCCTTCTATTCTTTGGGGTTCAACATCCTCCAATCCCGCATCCCTTTCAGCCCTTGATGCTTTAGCACAATAGAAAAAGCGGGCTGCCGAACCTAAACCGTCTCCGTGAAATGTTTTACCATCATCACCTTTTTGAGCGAAGTCTCCATAAATCCCTTTGCTTTTTCCGCTCTTGCCTCTACTTACAGGGGCAAAAGCACCCGCACTGGGGGGGAATAACTCCATTACCTCTTGACTGCCATCGTGAATTAGATTGGCGGGAAAACGACCTTGTTTATCCATACCCCAACCACCACTGCCATCGCCACCGCTTTGTGTCTCTTGCGTTCCAAATGTAGCTGTGCGTTTCCCTGCTTGCGGTTTATCCCCATTCAGAGGTATCCTTGAGCTGTCTATATTTATCGCTCCCGTTCCCCACTTCAAAACATTCTCGGCTACTGTCTTTTCTGATAACGGCTTGCGGGCTAGGCAGATGGGTTCATGGGCGGGCTTCAAGGCAGTTCCCCATCCTTCCCATTGTTTGGCTTCATCTGATTTTGCTTCATAAGGGGGTAACAACTCACCATTCGGCTCAAGAGTCCCGTCTGGGTGATGCCGACTGGCAACAGCTATTCTATGCCCTCTATCTGGATGTCCCATTAGTTTATCCACACTTAATCCTACATTGTGCGACTTGGGAAATCCTGAACCATACATCCATTCAACCATATCCCTTATCTCAAACCCCGCATCCTCTATCGCACAAGCCATTCGGTGGTATTGCCTAGTAGCCCCAAAAGACAATAGATGACCACCTGGCTTCATTGCGTTTAGTAACATCTCCGCCCACTGAAAACACCATTCCTGAAACCATCTACCCTCTTTCGCTCCCTTGATTGCTAACCCAGGTCTGACACTTTGCGAAAAAGGAGCGGTAGTCGGGCTTTTGCCTTCCCTAAATCTTTGCTCTGACCTTTTTCGTTCCCTCTCTATAAGTTCCCTTTCTTTTTGAGGGTTATCCCATTCCTTATTCATAAAACCCAATCCGTAGGGCGGGTCAGTAACTACTGCGTCTATCCCTGAGAGCAAGGGTAGTATATCCCTACAATCAGCGTGGTAGATAACTACCTCATCATCCTGAAAGTAGGGCTTATTGGGTAACTCTAATCCGTTCCAGTTCATTTATACTCCTAGTTTCGTAACGCTTTGGCTACAACTTGTTTTTTAGGGAGAAAGGCGTAACAATGCCGTTGGCTTTCTCCTATAAATATTTCATTCTTGTATGCTGCATCCGCACAATAAGCGTCATTACGATTGTGGTGACATTGTGGACATAATTTTGGTCTATATTTCATTAGTTCACCTCCAGGAACTTGAAGTTTTGCTTAATCATCAATCTCAGCTTTTATAGAATTATGGAACACAACAATCATCAGTGGTTTGATATAGCCTACCTTGCCTTTGGGGATAGTGGAATCACTCCCATCATCATTCCCAAAGCTAAAACCCTGTTTTGGTTTCTCCAAGAAACGAATTTCTACATTCTCTCTTGGCTTATTCTTAGCCTTATCCCAGATAAACCTATGGAAGTATCTAGTATGAGTGGCTGATGGTAGAAGCATAACCGTTAAGCAATTAGAATTATATGCTTTCTCTACCCATTTCCCTATCTTCCCATCAAACATCGGATGGCAATAAACTACCTCTCCTGTCCAGTCTTGATTCAGACCATTATCCTTTTCTGTGTAGTATCTAGGTAGCAGATGATTCTCATCAGAGGCACAAGCGTCAAGAGTAAAGTCAAACTCAACCTTTAATTGCTCCCAAATATCGGTAGGCGTTCTTAGAAACTTCATAGCCTTAGAGCAAGTGAAACTTAGTGTCTGCTTGGATATATTCCTCATCTTTTAACTTTCCTTGCCCTAGATTTTGATTTGGTGCGTTCTGGTAATAGTTTGGTATCACTTTCTCTTATGGTAATTAGTAGGTATGGGTCTCTCTCACCGATAACTCTCTTACCATCGTGCCATCTGAAGTCCTTGTCATTCACACCATCAGCTACTTCGGCTATGGCATCACAAACCACCTTTGCCAAATTGGATAAATCTGGGGCTGACCTCTCATCCTTAAAATAACCGTCACAGGTAATACTTAGCGGTAACTGCCAGTCCTCTATATGAAGGTGCTTTACCAACCAGCCCAACTCATCCATCCAAATTTTAGTTTCCTTCTTGGTATATCTACCGCCACCATATTTGTAGTGATTAACGGAAATTATCGCTCCGGGGTAGTCTATCTTTATTACTTCTTGCTTTGGCTCTGAGGATTTCTCATCACGGAGTGTCTGTAACTCTTTCAGTAGTTTCTTCTCTCTAATAGGTTTCTCACTACTCATAATGGTTTCCTCTAGTTCTTTCATTCTGGCTAGTTTTTCTTTATCCATTCTTTTCACCATCAATTAACTCGCTGATTGCTAGACAGAGAGCAAGGGCAGGATTGAACTCGTCCAAAGCAGAACATCTTGGAGGAGCTTTTCCCTCCTTACTAGGTCTTGATACTACCCAAACATGAAATATCCCCTCATCTAGCACATATTGGCATACCCAGAGCTTTGGCACTAGCCACTTAAAGCAGGCATCAAGGGATTGGGTGAATACAATTCCACTTAAAAGTTTCCCATCTGGAGTTATTCCCACAAGTCTTTCCGCACCTTGTCTAATATCTGTAAATCCTGCCCACTCTGCCAACTTCTTATTTAGTTCTTTTTCTTTTTCTGTGTTCATTAAATTGCCTTCTCAAGTGCCAAACAAAAAGCAAGGGCTGGACTATCTGCTTCTGCTTCTACTACTTCGTGGTCACTAAACTCAAACTCTGACCACCTATACCTAAGTTCACACCAATCATTTTCATAACTAAATGTGACCTGTGTTATTTCTATTTGGTATTCTTCCTTATCATAGTTTATTCTATTTGGCACGAGCCATCTGAAGCAGGCATCAAGGGATTGGGTAAGGTCTTCCAATACTTCTATCTCCCACTCCTCATCTGCGTTAATCCATTTTACTCTACGGTAAATAACTAAACTCTTATCATTACCCCTACCATACTCCACACCATCTATACCAAACCGCCACTCTGCCAACTTCTTATTTAGTTCTTTTTCTTTTTCTGCGTTCATTTTTCTACCTCCTTGACTGGCAAGTTATCAAACATCTCAGCTATCTTCAGCATAAGAGTTGCCGTCTGTGTTGCTTCTTTAACTACATCTTCCGCTAAGCCACCACGATAGTTAAATTCTCCAATAGCTTTAGCTGTTTCACCCAATTCTTCAGTAGCAAACATAAGCCATTCTGAAGGGAGTCTGTCTTGAATTCCCCACTTTTCTATTTGCCTTATATTCTCATCACCAATCATACCCATTATGTCAATCTTCTTCAAACATAAGTCTTTCATATCTCTATTTTACTTCGTTACCCCAACATTTTCCCAGTTCTTTCGGGTTTCATCCTTTAGACATTCTTTACATATTTTGCCACCCTTGCGAACATTGACACATATAGTGCAGGCTTTGTCCTCTATCTGCATCTGATAAACTTCTTTTTGCCTTTGCTTCCATTCTGTGGGTCTCCAATTCACTATCTTTTCCCTCCTTTTATTGGTATTGCCTTAATTGTATAAACCTTTGTAATGGGATTAGCAGATGCCTCTACTTTATAGTTTCCAAGCCAATACTGCGGTAGCTTATCAAAAAACTCCTCTGGATTATCAAACCTGAGATTGATTTCCTTCTCCATCTTGCCATCTTGCTTATTCATTATCTCTATTCTACCTCTTTTATTGATACTTGTCAAGTGTCTAACCCCATCACGCTTTGACTACTCCTAATTCTATATCACTTTCTACTTCATTGCCCCAACAGTATTTAGTAAAGTAGTTTACCTGTTAATTTGTAATAACACCCTACACACATGCCATCTCTCTTTTCAAACATCTCTACAGCTGCTCCATATTCTTGGCTATTTGAAAGGTCAAAATCCTTATTGCATTTGGGGCATTTGAAGATTTTTTGCTGCCCCTCTTCCCTTTTACTTATGATGTAGATGTTATCTTCCCTCAAGGCATTTACATTTTTGATTAGTCTTTGTTTATTGGTTAATTTACTCATTTTATCTTCTCCTTTTAATATATATTATCTGGTATTTCTTATCGGGTAACTCTAATCCGTTAAAGTTCATTATCTCTCCAATGGTGTAATATCGTTATTCTTCTCTATCAATACTTACTGTATGAATATCGTATAGTTGGACACCATATCTAATCTTAAACTCAATAGCTATTTTATAAGGGTCTACTCCCTCTATCTGTTTGGGTGTTTTAATCTTGACAAACCTTATCTTGTTTTTGTCAATGGATAGATATAGATTACTATCAAAGGCACTAAAGTCCTTACCATAAGCAAGGTCTCTCCCTGGTGGTTTTTGTAATCCCACGACGGCTATCCCACCAGTCGTCAACTTGCTTAGTATCTTTAGCATTGTGTCTTGAATAGCCCATATCTTCTGAACATCCACCCTTACATAATCAATCAGGTTTAATCCTGTCGGCACAATAACATCTTCAAAGTTAGTTAGCCTCCTGTAAACCTTGAATGGTGGCGGTATCGGAATGGGAAATTCAAGATGCTTAAACCGCCTCTTCAGTTGTCCTATGGGGTCAGACTCAAACAAGAATATATTGTCCTTATAGGTTTCTAGGTTCTGGTTTAATATATTAAGCATTATAGCCGTCTTGCCCTGATTAGTAGGACTAGCAACTACAATAAGGCAAGGAGTGTCAAGCACACAATAATCATTTAGCCCTAGAGGTAACCTCAAGGGACACTCAATTAGTTCTCCATCATCCTTCCACCACTCAACCTCATCTACTGCCTTATCTATAAGTCTGTATTTATTACCAGTCTGCTCTAACTCAGGTTTCTTGTTTACTTTAGCAAGATTGTAGAGAACCAATCCGAAAGCATGCTTAGCATCTACGGCATTACTCTTGCGGTCTAATTGGAAGTGCCTGTAAACATCTTCACTGGTGAAAGTCTTGCCTACCTGCATCGGCAAAAACTCAGTTCTCAATTTCTGTAACGCTTTGGCGTATAACCCTTCAGGAGTATCAGCCATTCTTATATCCTTATAATTCTTATAATTCTTAGTGTCTTAGTAATTCTTAGTATATTCTTATAATGGTTCTTATAATGAGGCTAAAATGAGACTTTTTTATCATTCTTTTTATCTAAGTTCTCGTGATAGTAGGTTAGAAATCCCTTAAAGCTCTTTTCCAATTCGGTTATCCTTGTAGATGTAAACCGCTTATAGGGAATGTCCTTATCAATATGTCTCATTAGTTCCATACGGGCAGTTAAGATTTGCTTTATTGGGAACTCATCTCCTTCTGCCATCGCCTCACATAAAGTCTCTACTAAATCCTCTAATTTCCCCAGTCTTACAGCTAAAATACAGAGTATATTTACGAGTTCGCTATATGTTAATTTTTTATGAGGTTCTAATTCAGTTGTTTCAATCTCTGTCATAGTATTACTTTCCGCCAACCTGCTTTATAAGTGATGTCCACTACAAGTTTCTAGTATATGCTTTTCAGCATCAGTTAGTTTCACATAGCCCTTATATTTCTCCTTGATAAGGGCAAGGATTTGGTTAATATAATAATCATAGGGATGGACTTCTAGTTTTGCTACATGTGCTGGTATCTGTTTGAGAACTAACTTTATATCACCTCTCAATTCCTTTTCACTTAGTTGGTCTGTCATTTTTACTCCAAAGATATATCATTATTCCAAATCCAACTAATGAAGCAAAGATTATTGTGGCAATTTCATAACCTGTCATTTTATCCCTACTCCTCTGCTCCCTTATAAATCTTTACTGCTAACCAAAAGGGCAACCATAATGGGAACGAAACTATTAGAACCCAAGCTACGCAATAACAGAAAATATAATCGGATAGTCTTTGCCACCACTTCATTTTATTCCCCACTCCTTTTTGAGAGCTTGCCACCAATCAAACCAGATGGCTCTAGCAAATTCCACATAATCTATTTTGTAGATTTCATAATTACCTAGTATTACAACCTCTTTTCCATCAAGTTGGGTAATATGCTTCTCAATCTCCTTGAATATCCTCTCTATTCTGGCTTGCTCATGTGCCTCAATTTCTGCTATCCTTTTCTCATACTTTGTGGCTATCTTTTCAGTAAAGTCTGCCTGCCATTCTTCCTCATAATCCCGTTTTATTTCAGTCATTTATCACCTTCCAGATTGCCCAAAATAGAGCTAGGGCAGAGTCTTTGCTTCTTGTTAATCTGTTCCTGTGCTGGTTGATTTGGCATAGTCCCCACCTCGCTCTGATTTTTTCCCAATCCTCTTTTGCCCATTCCTGAAATTTACAAAAACGGCACTTAAAGAAAGCACCATCAAAATAGACATTCTCACTATGGCATTTTGGACAATTCATCTTTTCCCTCCTTTAACTTGGCTTGCCAATCTAATCTACCAAATTACGGTCTTTTAAGGCTTGTTTATACCCTGCCTTGTAAAATTCCATATCTATGGACAGTCTGGCTATGTGGTATTGTTTCCGAAATTCCTCGTCAACCAGTTCATTCTCTAAATCGGCTCTAGGTGAACCTTGCTCGTGTAATCCTCTCTCATATCCCATACCCTCCCCAGCCTTGAAGGAGATTTCAGCTTGGTTTGCTACCATTTCATAAACTATTCCACAATGGTCACTTATATCTGCGATAGACCCATCATCACTTCTGTATTTCTCTATTACGGTATCTTTAGCTTCCATCTTTCTTCTCCTGATAGTATTTATCAGAGCATCTCTTTTCTGATGGAGGGAAATGTCTCTTGCCACACCAGATACAAAACCAGTTCCAAGTTAGCAAACGCAACAGAAAATCACAATGGCTAAATAACCAGAATTCCAGTTTATTAGGAGGACTGAAAATTTTGGCTGTTTGTTTATCTTGCCAATCTAATTGAGCTTTTAATGTTGGTCTCATTTCTTCTCCTTTATCCGTTCAGGGTGAGGGCTACTTCCTACAATCTTGTCTCCATTCAGGTTTAGCTAGCTCCCCTTAGATTGTAGTTTGTCCCTGTCTGTTCTGTTTAGGTCAAATTCACCCTCACCCTTTGAACCTTGCCCTGAGCCTACTCCTTCTTACCTATCTACACTTGGCTGGAATAATCACCAGTGGTGTATTCGGTTGGCTTCGGCTCGGGTTTCCTGCCAGTAGCCAGCGACCTTACGGCACTAACCCTACTTTCCTGAACTGCCCTTTGTTCTTTTGATGAACTCTTATTAAGAACCTCTATTCCAAGAAGTTCGGGTGGCTGGCGACTTGCCCTCTGCCTACTCTACCAAGGCAATTCGTGCCTGAATTTTCTCTTCCTGATTTTTGTTCCATTCATGGATTTGATTACAAATGTTTTCAGGAACGCCAAGTTCAAGTAATCTATCCGCAATTTCAGCGACTTTCTTAATATCCTCTAGGGTTTTCATACTGCCTCCTTTACCTTCTGGCTTTGGGCAAGTCCTTGCTGGCTGTCTTTCCATTAGGCTAACCCTAACGAGTTATCCTGAAGTCTACTAGGTTACGCTAGTGTTAGCTTTCGCCACCAGCCATACCTACTGGGTAGTAATCCCAATGAACCAGCATCCTATTCAGTTTTTAATCTCCTTTCTAAAATGGTATATTCTCTGGATCTATTTCTTCTGCACCCAACTTTTTTGCTTCTTCTACCAATTTACTTTTTGACTTTGACACCTCCTTTATGTTTATTCCCTCAAGATACGCCTCAAACCTTTTGGCGATAGTGAGGACTTTATCAACAGAGTCCGCATTGAAAGTCTTTGCTACCTCAACCGCAGCATTCAATGAGGTTTGTCTTTGAATGCTTATGCGGGTTATCCTTTCTCTTTCAGCCCAATCTTCTTTTGACATCTCTTGGCTATCGGTTGGTGGTTTACTACCACTTACCTCTTTAACAGGGCTAGGAATTGATTGTGGGGCTACTAGGGGCTTATCAGGTGACTTAACCCCCCCCTCAAATAACTCAGCCTTGTTAATAAAAATCCCGAACTGTGTCGGAGCAACGCTAATCTTTGATGCCCTACCAACTATAAGAGCTTCGGATAGGGTAGCATTTTTAGCAGATAGGATATACTTCCCACCAACGCCATCAATAATATCAAATCCCCCCTTTGCTCCTGGCGTCTTACTCGCCACTGTGATTACAAATTCATTTGACATTTTATCCCTCCTTTATTTCTGGCGTTTGTAATTCCGCATTAAGTTTTAATTTTACAGCATCTTCAAATGTCTTGTCAAGGTCATCCCCGTTGCTTTCTACCTTGTAGCCGATAACTCCCTTTGTGGCTGACCTCTCAAAGACGACCCGATAGCGACCATTCTGCGTGATATGAGTAACTGTCTGATTTTCCATTATTCCTCCTTACTAATAGTTTAACACTAATTCATACAAAAGTCCTCAGGTGTCAATCTCTCTATCGGTCTAGCCAATACCCAAAATACCTGATATAAGAGTTGCTTGAATGAGTATTCCCTCGCCTTGCCTTCGTATAATATCACTTATTTATCTCCTTCCAATAGTCCTGCCATTCTGGAAATCCTTCGTCTGCTAAAACATTAAATATATGCCCCATCACATTGCCAAAACGCTTGCTAATAGCATCCCAACAAAGGGTATGAACGATGATTTCTCCAATGGCCACCCATTCAACAACAATAAAGGTATTTACTGGTTGCCGTCTAACAACTTCTTTGAATATATCGTGGGACCCTTTGTAATTTTTAGCGCCTCTCAAGTCAGCACCTCTCAAGTCAGCACCTCTCAAGTCAGCACCTCTCAAGTCAGCACCTCTCAAGTGAGCGCCTCTCAAGTCAGCACCTCTCAAGTCAGCACCTCCCAAGTCAGCA